TCAGCGCGACTCTTTGAGCAGGGAATCGAGATGTGACAGGAGGCCGGGATTGTCGCGGAAAAGCGCCACCAGCCCCCATGCCAGGTTCGTCACCACTGTTTCTTCCCGGGCCCGGACCGCGACGCCCCGGGCGTCCCAGATGCCGTGCAAGGCCTCATGCAGCGTGGCATAAGCCGCTTCCTCGCCCTCCAGGTCGTCCGCCAGGTCCAGCAGCCTCCGTCCGAGGTGGATCTGGCCGTAGAGATCCTGGTCCAGGTTCCTGTGCCGTACGCGATAGCAGGCCCGCCCTATCTTGAGTTGCCTGAGTTCTTCCATGCCGCGACACATTTCTCGGCTGAGCGCCCCACCACATACCCACCCAATCCCAGCTTGATGAGCGCCCACAGATCCGGCGGCGTATCCAGCACCAGTTTGTAGCTGGGTGCGAACAGGCCGATGTAGGGCGCCAGGATGTAGTTGTTCAGCACGATCGAGACGAATATCAGCATCGTCAGTGGCCGCCAATTGCGTTGCAGCCAACTCTCCCCTTTCGCCTCCGCCATGATGATGCCCGCCTGGGCGTGCAGGGCCGCCGCATCCGCCGACAACACCGCAGTCTGGATGCCCGCCTTCAGTTTCGCATTCAGATCCTGGTCCGATACCGCCTTGTCCACTTCCTTGAACACCCCCGGCAGGATCAGGTTTGCCACCGTCGCCAACAGGTTCATTTCAGTCCCCCAACATAACTGTCCAGCCTGTCCACCCGTGCCAGCCAACCCTTCAGGAACACCCCCTGGTCCGGATGTGCTTTCACCCGCGCCTCGTACCAGCTCCGGCGCAGCCCGTTGTAGTCCTTCCAGAAAGTCCCCATGTCCTGCGCCTTGAGCGCCGCCAGCGACTTCGGCCCCAGGTCCCCGTCCACCGTCACCTTGAGCGCCTGCTGCAGCGTCTCGATGGCGCCCGTCACCCCGTGGTTCACGCACCAATCGAAATGGCATACCGAGAGCGCCGGGCTCATGACCCCGCATTGCCCCGGTGTCCAATACCTCTCTCCATAGATGGCCTGCACCTCCGCGTCCGTGATCTTCGTCACGCTCCGGTGCTTCTTCTTCTGGCTGTCCCGCCAGGCATCGTAGGTCGCCTGCGTCACTCCATGGTTCGTGGCGCCCCCGTGATCATGCGGGTTGTCCACGTACCCGCCTTCCTCTTTCAGTGTGAAGATGAGAGCTGTCGCCAATGCTGAGATCGTCATCCGTGACCCCTCCCCATGACTAGCCCTCCGATGATACCCCCCAGCGAGAGCAGCCCCGCCCACAGCAGCGCCAACAGCTTCGCCGCGCCTCGCTGCCGGTTATGGGCCGCCAAGAGGGTCTTAACATCGGCTTTGATCTCAGCCGCATCCCGCTGTAGGGCAGCTACGGCGGTTTCCAACGCGGCTAGGCGTTCGACTTGTGTGAGCATAGAATTACAAACCATTTGTTGAAAGATTACGCACTTTGCTAAATACTCTAGCCAAGAGCTTATTGATTTATCTAGAGTGCCTAGCCGGCCCTGAATAATGATGAAAACCGGATCTGGAAGCTTGCAATGAAAATGCTATGGATGGCTATTTTGCTCACTCTCGCGGGCTGCAATCAGGGCTTTGAAAAATTTACGGCTATCGATTTTGGCGATAGCGTAAGTCTCGCCTATGCTGGTCATGCTCGCCTCGCTCTCTATGGCGGAGTTGATTTCAGACACGACGCATGGGAAGACGAAGATCTGGTACCGGTAGATGCGCCCTATTTCTTCGGTAAAGTTGTAGCCATGGGCCATAACAATGGCTACAGCACCACGCTCGTTGATGGCATGACCAACCAGTTGGAGGGACAGCATTACAACGTCATCTTGTTCAACAGCGGGCTCCATGACCTGCAGCCTCGCGCCGGTGCCCCGAATATAGATCTCGGCATTTATGCTCAGAATATTGAAATTGCTGCCGAGATCGCCGAGCAACACGGTGATGTCGTGATCTGGATCGATACAACGGATGTCCCTGCCGACCTAGACCCGTCCGTTCAGCAGTATGGAGCTCCGGCCCATGCCCAGGTGCCCTATAATCAGGAAGCACATGCGATTGCGCGGGCCCATGGGTTTTATATCCTCAACATCAGCAGCGATGGGCAGCGCGCCCATGACGTGCATTTCCACACCTGGGGCGCACGCAAACAGGGAAATGAAGTCGCAGCATGCGTTCTCATCGCCCTACAACAAGAAGAGACAGATATCTGCCACAAATAGATCAGGCGCGTATCACGAGTAGGATTCCCGAACCACCGGCGCCACCTACGCCTCCATTGTTAGCACCGTTGCCACCGCCAGCGCCACCCCCACCGGCTCCGCTGTTCGCAGCACCAGCTCCCCCACTTGATACGCTCACGGCGGACGCAGACCCTTGTCCGCCACCATTTCCGCCACCGTTAGTCCCTGGAAATCCCACTGCCGCAGCGGAAACTGAATTGTTTCCTTTGCGTCCTCCCTTGCCCGCAGCGCCGATCATTACACCGTTGAAGCTGCTCAGGTTCCCGTCGTTTCCATCATTGTTGGATGTTCCACCGCTTCCACCGCCGCCGATGACAACGGCGTATGCAGTCCCTGCCATAAGGGTTTGCATAGAAAACCCATGGCCACCACCGCTTCCACCAACCCCGCCGCCGCCGCCGTTGCTGGCTGTACCATTGCCACCACCTCCGCCTCCACCGCCACCACCGATCCCGACTACGAGATAGGTTGCGGAGGCTTTCGGAGTGAAGTTGCCGTTCGCCGTGAAAATCGTAGCTTCAAGTCCACCGCTCAATATTCCAGCAGGACCAACGAGAGGATTCAATAGGTGCCATCCTCCTGCTCCCGATCCCAATGCTGTGTCGTATTTCAGTAGGGCAGGGAAATTGGCGGTCGCCTCACCTCCGATGCATAGAGTGCCTTCTGCATAAACATGCTTCGCCGGTAGACCATCAGGAGCGAAAGTCCAATCTCCGGTGTTGGCGGCTGCCGGCTTAAAGCAACAGATAAGTCCATGGGTCAATGATGCGAATGAACGCGGATTAATCAGAGTTTGAGCATTCGCAGTGCCACCTCCAGCAGGAGTGGCGTTTAACAGCTGCGCTATATCCGCCATCACATCCCAACCGGCAGTCTTCACCGCCGACGGCCGCATCCCCGTCTTGAAATAGTTGGTGAGATCGTTGCTGCTCGGCGTCGTGCTGTATTGGTCGATGGACATTCCAGACTACCCCTAGAGGTGGATCCCTGAACCGTTGATGTCGTAGAAACCCGTATCGCCGCCGCCTCCGCCGCCGCCCCACCAGCCGGCTTGCTTCCCGCCGTTGTAGAGATTCATCAGCCCCTGCCCTGTCTCCAGCAGGTTCGCCCCCGGGTTGTTGAAATACGGCGTGGTGCTCTGGCTCCCTGGTTGTACACCCTGCAGGAACTGCTCGTACTGCTGCAGTTGCCGGTAGGGCAACTGCTGGTAGTAGTCGTAGAGGCCCTTGTTAGCATCCATGAGCTTCTGCGCCTGCCCCTGCACCATGCCGCCCACGCCGAGCATCTGCCCCAGGTCTCCGTAACGCTGCTGCGTCAGGGCCTGGCCGCCTTGCGCCGCCGCCAGTGCGTCGTTCAGCGTCGCCTGGTAGTTGCCTCCGTAGATCTGCGTCGCCAGGTTGTTGAGCTGCTCCCCGCGCAAGGGCTGGGAAGCCTCCACGTTGCGCCCCGCGCCGGCGAACTCCGAGGCCAGCTGGTCCTGGGTCGCGCCCGCCGCCTGCTTGAAGCTCTGGTCCAGCCAGGGGTTGCTGCCGCCTCCCTGCATCAACTCGTCATAGAGATCGCCCGCCGCCCGTTCCTGGGGCGTGCCCCTGAGCGCCAGCTGGTCGATCTTCCCCATGGCCTGCTGCTGCGGCGCCGAGAACCCGGCCACCGTGTTGCCGGGATAGTATTTCGCGCCGCCGCTCGCCAGGAGCTTGTTCGCCTGCCCGAGTGCGGTGCCGATATAGGGCAGCATGTAGGGCGCGGGGGCCTGGGTGCTGGTGGTGTTGCCCGCCGGCTGTGAGCCCTTGCTCATGATTGCGGCCCGATCGGTCGCGTGGGCAGGCGCTTCATCATCGGGCTGAAACCCACACCGCCCTTGCCCTGCGGCTGGTCGCTCCGGTATTGCTGCAACAGCGCGCGGATGTCCGGCATCCCGGGTTCCGCGCCGCCATACATCGGTGGTGTCATGCCACCCATGCCCATCCCCGCTCCGGATCCGACCGGGCTCGACGGTGCTTGCACCGGCATCCGCCGCGGCTGATATGCAGGCCCCGCGAGCTCCGCCGCCATGGCATTGAACGCCCCCGGTCCAGAAGGCCTGCGCGGCGCGAAACTGTTCGGGTCGTACAGCATCGGGTTCACCGGCCCGTTCGGCGTCAAGGTCGTGGGCAGACCCATGCCGTCCCCGGACCCGCTCGGGAAGAACAGCGCGCCGGGGTTGTCCTTCTCGCCGTAGAGGTTCAGGGGATCGCCGCCCTTTCCCACGATGAACTTGCCCAGCGGATCCAGTTGCCCGAGCAGTTGATGCTCTCCGCTCCCGCCCAGGCTCGCCCCGGGATTCTTGGCGTCCGCCTGGCCCATGCCGATGGCGGCAGACGCGAGTGTGCTCCAACCCATGCTTCACCTCTCTTTAGAGTCGTTTCCGCAGCGTCACCGACACCGCGTCATAATCCTGCAGTTTCCTGATCCAGCCCCGACGCCCCACGATGCGGACTTCCGTGCATCCGAGGCTCCGGGCGCAGGCTTCGATCTGCGCCAGCCCCTCCTCCAGGTAGCTGTCCACGTCCTCCCCCGCGCAGAAGGTCACGTTGCACACCAGCTTCGTCGGCCGCTGCGCGTCGGCGCCGTAGGGGATCACCTCGGTCACCACCACGAGTTTCCACTCCCCATGCCAGGCCTGCATCTTTCCCGAGAGCAGGAACTGGTACACGTCTTCCAGCCGGTTATCCACCGCCTCCAGCGCCAGCACCTTCTCCAGCAGGGGTTGCAGGCGGCTCCAATGAAGCCGCACCTCCCAGGGTGCGACGGAAGTGAGGGGCCGTGACGACTTCACGTCAGCACCAGGTAGCCGAAACTGAGGTCGCCGTGGGCGGAGCTCGCGTGGTTCAGCGTCACCGTCCCGCCGCCGGCAGGGATGCTGCCGGCGTCGTACCAGAGGCTCGCCGCCACCGCCGCCGCGTTCGCCGTCCGCGCCTGGAAGAACAGGAGACTCGTGCCCTGGATGTGGTTGTCGCTCAAGAGGGTCTGCGTCCCGCCGTTCGTCAGCGTCACCGTCCCCACGCTGTTGATGCGCCCGCCCACGAGCTTGTTGATCAGCGTCGCCTGCTTCCAGGGCTCGTCATAGGGTGGGGTCGTCCTCAACTGCTGTAAATCACTCATGAGCTTCTCGAAAAAATGAGAGATTTTGTTCTCTGGCTAGGCGCGCGCGTCCGAGAAGCTCGGAGCGTACTCTTGGTGTACGTGAGAACTGCGAGAGGCGCGCGCAACACCGCCACGACTGGATGGACCCAGGAGGTAGAGCAATGCAGGAGCAGTTGCCGAGAGGGCAAAAGATCCATTTTTCACCGTTCTCCGCCGGCGCTTCCATAGATATCTGTCCCGATTGCACGGCCGAACCCTCCGCTGATGGACACCCGCGCCCTCACATATCGTCCCGAAGCGCGTAGATCGCACCGGCCCGTCGCCGGGTTCTGCCCCGCCGCGCCCGAGACCGTATAGCTCCCGTTCTCCAGTGGGCGCGTAATCGCCTGGGCGCTCAAGCTCGCCGTCCCCTCCGGGTCCGTCACCACCGGCCGGATTCCATCTATATAGGTGAGCCCTCCCGGGTTCGGTGCCGCCTCCGCCGTATCGAGCGTCGCCGCGAGCGCCCCGCCCCCCAGGCCGCCGTAGCGGTTGCTCCCGTCGAAGGCCCCCACCTCCTGGTTCCCGCCTTCCCAGGACGGGCTGTCCAGCGAGGGCGTGATGAGGTCCAGGTTCACGTTCACGTTGTCCAGCGTGTCCAGGGTGTAACCGAAGCTCTGGGTCGTGAACACCAGGCTGAAGTCCTGCGCCACCGGCGTGAACCGCCCCTCCGCGTAGTTGTACGCGATCAGCTTGTCGGCGATGCCCGTGCTGTTCCCGCCGCTGCAATAGCTCCACAGGATCAGCTTGTTCTTGGGGTCCACGCTGCCCCGCACCCGCTCCCCGTAGGCCTGCGCCAGGTCCGCGAGTACCGTCGAGTCCACCTTGCCGTGGCCGATGGGCGTCACCTGCTGCCCGTCCGTCACGCAGAACCCGTCCGCCGCGATGAAGTACGTGAGGTTCCCGATCTGCACGCAGGCGTTGGGGAACAGTGCCCCGCGCTGCTTCTCGTAGGTGTCGAAGGCGAAGATCGCATCGTCGCCCGTGTAGTAGGCCCGCGTGATGCCCCGCTGCTGGAAGATCAACCCGAACTGGCTGCCGTCGCTGATGTGCGTCACCGGCCCGTACACCGCGTTCAGGAACTGCTCCCCCGCCTGCGCCTGCTGCGCCGCCAGTGTGCCGAAGGCCCAGTAGGTGGGGTTCGCGATCCCGCACCACTGCACCCGGTAGGGCGCCGCCCCGTTCACCGCCTCCTCCGTGTTCCCGAGCATCACGAACTGCCCGATGACCCCGAGCGCCGAGGCCCTGGGCGGCGAGCCCGCGAGCGCCGTGAACGCCGTACCCCCTGCCTCCATGGCCTGCACCGGGTCCGCGAAGTTGGTGGCGATCACGAGGTTCCCGAATCCGGGACTCGAGAACTCCCCGAACGTCCAGTACTGCCCATCCGCCGTGGTGTAGCTGGCCCCGCTCCGGTCCGCGAACCCCGTGCCGCTGTATTCCAGGAGCTGCGTCGCCGTCCCGGCATAGACGTGCAGCCCGCCCGTATCGTCGAGTGCCGCATACGCCCCCTGGCAGCGCGCTGGCAGCGTCACCCCGAGGCTCGAGAACCCCTGGGCCGGCGCGTAGGCGCCGTTCACCCACAACACGTTCGAGACATTGGGGGACCCTGGATTATCGAACTCCGGTAAATCGGGAAGCCATTCGCCGAATTTGAGTGATGCGAGCAGCTTTGCCATTACAAGTGTGGTCGGATGGAGTTGAGGCCCGTCTGGCCGATATTTTTTTCGTGGAGATTCGACAGCGCTTCTTTTTCAAGCTGCGTATACAAGGCGTACTGCTCAGGATCTCGGATATAGCGCCCGTATATCTGCCGCGTCGCTCGTGTCCGGATCAATTCCTCCGCCGAAGTCAGCCAGGCGTTGGTGTCCGTGTCGTTCGTCAGCGGTTGCGGCGTCAATATCGCCGTCCCCTTCACCGTCACCGGCAATCCGCCCTGGGGCGGCGGGAACAGGCGGATCTGTCCGTTCCAGAAGGAGTAATCCGTGGGGTAGCCCGACCAGAAGTCGTTGCCCCAGTCCACCTGGTCCAGGTACTGCTCCGTCCGGGGTTCCAGTCGGTAGGTGTAGGTCCCGAGCGTGGTCAGCACGTCCAGCACCGCGGCGAAGTTTGCCGGCAGCGGGTAATACCGCTGCCCCTGCACCGTGGTGATGGCAGCCATCGTGGCCTCGTTGAACCAGAACGCCTTGTTCCCATAGAACGTGATGGCGTTGTTGATCTCCCGCTGGATCTCCGTCGTCAGGTCCGTCCGCGCCAGTTCCCCGGCGATGGCCGTCTGCATGTCACTGAATGCCATGGATGTCCTATTGAAGTGAAAGTGTCAGGCGCCTGCGCTTTGCGCGCCCCAGGAGCCCCTGCTACGCTGGTGCCGGGAAGAGGGACACGTCAGAGGGGTGCAGGATGCGATTCCGTCGTCTGTCTTTGTTGCTTGCCTCAATCCTGCTCGTAAGCTGCGGCAGTGGTTCGCCCGTGGATGTCCAGGGGCTCTGGATCGGTGGTTTCCATAACAGTGATGCCACTTGGGCTGACCCCCCTTACCGGGTCTACGCCGCCATCTCCGAAGGCGGATTTGGCTTCGCCCTCATGACAGGGCACTCCGACCCTAGCCAGAGCACAGGCCCCAACGATGTGCTCCTGATCCTTCCCCCCATCAGTACCAGTGATGTCGGCGGCGACGTGACAGCCTACGAGGGCCCAACGCCCCTGGTCATGCCCATCTTCACCGCAGGCCACGCGGCCCCGGATCGCATCACATTCGAGTTTGGTGACGATCCTGCTGACGGCCATCCCGGCTACGACTGCACCGGCGTCTGTGGCAAGGTCGCGCTCACCCCCTACAAGCCCCTCACTGGCAAAGCCTCGTTGCTCCCAGGCCCATGGCAGGGAGACTATCTGGTCTCTTTGAGAGGATCTGTTCCTTCCGCCGCCATCACGGTGACTGCTGACGGCAAGTTCTCCGGCACCGATTCGGACGGCTGTAAGTTCACCGGGACCATCCAGCAGATCTCACCGGACGAGGACCTTTTCACCGTGAGTGGCACGTATCTGTGTGGTCAGACCAAGGCCACCCTCAACGGCTTGGCCTTCGAGACCGATTCCGACCTGCGCGGCACGTTTGCCCACGCGGCGGGTCACTACTACTACATGGGTTTATCGGGGACCGCGGCCATCTTGAATCGCGACGGTACGTTCGACACCGCCAACTTCGCTGAATTCAAAGCTCCGTGACCGTCTAAGATGGAGCCCGGCTGTCCCCAGCCGGGCTCAGTACAGCAGCTTTTAAGCGAACGCCGCGCCCGCCACGGCGGAATCTTCTTGTAGTTCCACCGCCAACCTCAGCGTCGCGTTGGTCGTCCCCGTCGCCGGCGCCGTGTTCACCTTCACCTGCAGCGTCGTGAATCCCGGGTTGCCCCCGCTCGATGCAGGCGCGTAGAGCTTGCCCGTGGACCCCGCCTTGCCGTTGAACGCTACTCCGCCCGTCTGGGCCACGGTGGAAGCCGCGATGGCCCAGTTGGCGGTCGTCGCGTCCCCCACGTCCAGCTTGATGGTCGGCGACCCGTTGGTGTCCAGTTGGTCCGTGTCCAGCGTCACGTTCATGACCCGGTAGCCGTTGGGCACGTTCAGCATCTGCACCACGTCGTTGATCACGAACGCGGCCGTCTGCGTGAACTGCGAGTACAGGATGAACGACGCCCCCCGGTGGTTCACCGGCACGGGATAGCCTGCCGCCACCTGCGGACTTGTATAAGTAGTAGCCATGTCATTCCCCCTTTAATGAGCTGCCGCAAATGTACTGATGACTTGCGTGCCGAAGTCATTCGAATTGAACACCAGTTTTTTGATGCCGAATATCGAACCCGCACTAACGCCCAGCATGTTTCCGTAGTCGAAGAGTTCTTCGGACCAGGTGAACTGTTCCTTGCCTTCCTCCCGCCCGAACGCCAGCGCCCCCGCCTGGGCTCCTGCGAACACGGCCCGGTAGGTATTGGCGATGGCCGCCCCGGCGTTGACGCACTGCGACACCCGGTAGGCCTTGTGCAGGATCACCCCGTTGTACTCCCCGAGGCTCCCCGTGAAGATCGGGTTGTCTGAGACCTCCCCGCCCGTCATGGCCGCCTTCTCGATGTCCAGCCACTGGCCCGCCGAGGTGGAGGTGCGCAGGTCCGTCACCTGCGAGGGATGGATGAAGCACACGTACTTGTCCTCGCCCTTGATGCGGATCGGCCGGATCAGGTACGGGTTGTTGAGGTAGGCCCGCTCCACCGCCGTGTCCACCAAGGACAGCGTGAAGGTGTTGCTGGAGCCCAGCGCCGCCTCGTTCGCCACCCCCGTGGGCAGGATGGTGCGGGTCGGCGCCGTCGCGGCGTTGTTGCCCGTGTAGCGCGTATCCGACTGCACCGTGTAGCCGCAGAGCTGGTTGAAGAAGCTGAGGTCGAACCTCGCCGCCCACCAGTCCTGCAGGCCCATGCGGGCCTCCTCCCGCAACTCGAAGGGCACCCGCTGCTGGGTCATGCGCCCGCCCACGTTCACCGCGTGCCGGAGCTGGTCTATGAGCAGCTTGTCCGCGTAGGTGGTGAGCGCCTCTTCCTGGCCCTCCAGCGTCCCGTCGCCCTGGATGCCGGCACCCGCGAGCTGCGTGCGCAGCCCCACGTTCACCGTGTCCCCGGCGGACTTCTCCGCATCGTCCAGCAGGGTGATGACGTTGTTGCCGTCGTCCGAGATGAAGTTGCGGAACCAGGTCTGCTGGATCGCCTGCACCGCGAGTTTCTTCGCCCACAGCTTTACGGCTAATGGGTCGTTGACTGTGAAATTGGTATTGGCCATGTTGGCCACCTCCTGATGAGTGAGAGAGCGGCCTCAGCCGCGATTACTCATGTCGGAGAGTTACCCGAGATAGCCCGTATCGGCGAGCTTGACCGAGTTGTCACTTCACGCAGTGACCGCGGGAAACAATAAAGGCCGCGAGGCGGCCTTTAATTGACTGGGCACAGATTCCCAGCGTATAGAAATTCTTTCAAACCTGACGGAGTCTGTCTAGCCCCTCCCCCTGCTCATCAGGAACGTCGCGAGCGAAGGTACGACTGCATGGATGCAGGAGGTAGAGCAACGCCCGGAGCGGTTGCCGAGAGCGAGACGCACGAGGCGAGTAGGAGGGCTCGCCAGACATGGCGAGCGGGCGTACAGGATGTACGCCCTGGGCCGCGAGCGGAGCAGGAATGCGCAGCGAAGCGGGTACTCCTCCTCAAACGACTTGCGAGACCGACGTGCAACAAAGCTATACCGAGCGCAACAGTTCCTGGTGAGTAGGCCGGGACGGCGAATGTCTAGCCCCTCCCCCCATTACATTGGAACCGCGTCCCTCCGTGGAGTAGGATTCCAGGCCCGGCACCGGGCCTACCAGTTGGAGGCGCCCCCATGCGTAGATCCCAAGCGATCCTGGCCGCCGTCCTGCTGGCGGCGCTATCCCCGCAGCTCGCGCTGGCGGACGCCCCGCCTCCCGGGCCCACCGTCGTCAACCTGGGGTTCAGCGCCGTGGAGCGGGAGACCATCCGCCAGTACTTCCTGAAGCACCCCGAGCAGTTGCAAGGCGCGGACTCGAGCGTGGCGATCGTGCCCGGCAGGCCCCTGCCTCCGGGCGCCCTGCAGCAGGCGCGGCCCCTGCCCCAGGAACTGGAGCGCGCCCTGCCACCCGTGCACCAGGGCTACGAGCGGGTGATCCTGGCCGGCAAGGTGCTACTGGTGGAGAGGGGCGCGCAGGTCGTGCACGACGCGATCTAGGTCGCCCAGGCGGGCGACCGCCCCGCCCTGCGCCCGCCCGGGTTCAGTCTTTAGGATCTTTTGGTTCAT